GGGGGGGGGGGGGTAATGTGCGGAGTAAATGCTATATTGTTGAGTGTATATGGCGAACTATAATGATTGGGGTAATTTGCGGAGTGAGTGGAGCCTAACCCTCGCGGTTCGGCGAAACAAACGTAGTAAATTACATTATATGTCAAACTTGACGCCGCCCGCCGCCTCAACTGGACGAGATTCCATGGACGCCTTCGGGTTGGGAGGCGCCGGCGGAGCAATCGTAATCGGAACATACCGCAAATCCTCCGGTTTCAAAATGAACGCATACCCCACTGACGCAAACTTATCTTCATACGCTTTGAGTTTCTCATCACGCACCTCTTCTTGAAAACACATCGCCGCGATTTGACACCCCCACGTGTATGGACCGTTATGTCCGTCATTGATTGGCCTGCCTCCTTTATCTGGAATAACAAGACACATATTCTTCTTATTTGAATCCTTGAATGTTTGCGGGTCGGCCACATTCTTCACGCCAAAGTACGTATATTTCGAGAGAAAAAGCGAATTTGAACTCATATTCATCAACTCGAACAGTTTGGTATTTCGGTAAATCGGATTGGTTCCATCCACCATGAGTATGATTTTCCCCTTGAAGTCTAATAGGTTTTCATTCCCTAAATCCTTCGTCTGGTACTCACGTCCATACTTTGGCCCCAAGAGGTTTCGAGCCATTGTTTTACTCTGAGAGATTATCTTCGCCAGATTATCATACATGGTGACATTTCGCGACATGATGCGCATATGGATAATAAAGGGGTCGCCGGGGTTCGGGCATTTCGAACCGGAAAATACATAACTACCTAATACCTCGAATGCGTCGCTTACTGGAATATGATTGAACGTTTCCTTGTAATTGAATGAATTCACCGATGATGATGCGATGACTGGCTGGTTCTCTACCGAAAACACCTCAAAGTCGATAAACCGGCAACCGCGTGCGATGACATATAATAGCGCGTCCATGCTCACGTTGGAATTCTTGAATTTATCGGGATTGAATGCGTTATATGCGGATTTAATATAATAATCGCGCAACTTGAATTTACTTTGACTATCAGCCGGATTAATTGACGTGATGTTTTTATCGATGAACTCTTTTGTCTCTTCATTCATGGCTTCCAACCCTTCTTTTACTGCGTTGATTGGCTTATCCGTAGTTGGTGCGGCTACCGGAGGAGGCGGCGCGGTCGTGGTCGTCGTCGTCGTCGTCGTCGTGGGCGCGGTCGTATTGAACGTATCAAGTGTGGTTGCCGCCTTCTTACGCTGATTAATCGTCATTTCATTTTCGGGTGTTTCAACTGTAAAATTCTCCGTGGATAATACTGGTGTTTCGGTCTTGTAATTTTTGAGTAGGCCTTTTATTTGGGTCATAAGTTCAGGTTCTGCCGCCGCCGCCGCCGCCGACACCGCCGCCGCTTTGGCCTTCTTCGCGCGGTCGTCGGCCTCGAATCCCTCCTGTATTGCCGCCTTTGCTTGATAACATCGGGTTTTAATGAGCTCTGATATCTTCCATATTGCAAAAACGATTATAATGAGGCCGATGAATACGAATTCTATTTGGTTTTGTTTCATTATGTTGTATATAATATGAGATTTTTATATATTATGGTATATAAAGTAATATATAACATAATATATAACGTAATATCAATCCCGCCGCAGACAAAAGTAAATACTAAATGACTGGTGGTTTATTGAATCTGGTCGCTACAGGCAATCAAAATGTTATTCTCAACGGCAACCCCAAAAAGTCGTTTTTCAAAAGTACATACCTTAAATATACGAATTTCGGTCTTCAAAAGTTTAGAGTTGATTTCGATGGTCAGAAGAAGTTGCGTATGACCGAAGAGTCCAAATTCACATTCTATATACCGAGATATGCGGAACTACTGATGGATACGTATATTTGCGTGACACTGCCGTCGATCTGGAGCCCGATTCATCCTCCGGCGCGTCTCGAAGATATGTGGGCGCCGTATGAGTACCGGTGGATTGAAAATCTGGGCACGCAAATGGTGAAGGAAATCGTGATTTCGGTCGGCGGTATGACCCTCCAGCGTTTCACCGGCAATAATTTGATGTCGATTGTCGAGCGCGACCTCGATAATACCAAGCGCGAATTATATAATGAAATGACGGGACACGTGCCTGAGTTATACAATCCGGGCTGTTCCGGCGCACGATTGAACCAGTATCCGAACGCCTATCGCACCGGTAACGTCGCTGGGTCAGAACCGTCGATTCGTGGGCGAAAACTATACATTCCCATCAACGCATGGTTCACCCTGTCGTCTAAGATGGCATTTCCGCTCGTATGCCTTCAATATAATCAACTTCAAATTGATGTGACGCTACGGCCTGTGAGTGAGTTATTCACGATACGCGATGTGGGCGACCCAGGCAATTACTGGCCGGTGGTTCAGCCAGATTTTACGAATCCGCTCCATCAGATGTGGCGGTTCTTATACCCGCCACCAAGTATCGATTTATCTCTCAATTCATATCCGAGTATTCGCACAGATTGGAATGCGGATGTTCATCTCATTGCGACATACTGCTTTCTCTCGGATGAAGAATCGAAGGTGTTCGCGGCCAACCAGCAGAAATACCTGATCAAATCGTATTATGACTGGGTGTTTAACGATGTAACCGGTAATCGAAAAATCAAAATAGAGAATTCGATGGGAATGGTGGCGTCATGGACGATGTTCTTCCAGAGGAGCGATGTAAATATGCGAAATGAATGGAGCAATTATACGAACTGGCCTTATGGCTATTTGCCGTATGATATTATTCCAGCACCGATTGATGATGAATGGCGCCCTTCGGCGTTTAACGAGATTGTCGCGCAGTCGAGCGATTTGGCATCATCGAATCCGGCGTTTCCACACGATCGTTACTTCTTCGACAAAAATGGACCGAATAACGGGATTGGTCCCGGTATCAATCCGCGCGATAAACGACTCACTGGACTTCATATTACCGGCGACTTCCAATCGGAGAATCAGCGCGACATATTACAGACGATGGGAATCTCTCTGAATGGGAAATATAGAGAGAATTTACTGGACGCGGGAGTGTATAATTACATCGAAAAATACACGCGCACGAAAGGGAGCGCGAAACCGGGTATTTATTGCTACAACTTCTGCCTGAATTCAGACCCGTTTGACCTACAACCAAGTGGTGCTATTAATATGAGCAAGTTCAATCAGATAGAGCTGGAAATGGCGACGATATATCCTCCGCTGGACTCTGCTGCGGAAGTTAAGGTGATTTGTAATCCGAATACACGAGAGATTATCGGTATGAATAAGCCGAATGTGAATATTTATCTTTATTCATATGATTTACACATACTGGAAGAGAGGTATAATGTGCTGACGTTTGTGTCGGGGAATTGCGGGTTGATGTACGCGCGGTGATTCCGTAGCTCCACATCGCGCGATGCGCTCAGTTCTGCTACTCAACATCGCGCCTATGTCAATTACCGTGCTCATGAAATACAGAGTGGAGTTACGGAGCAGACGAAACGATGTATTTCGTCCATTGTCTCTTTATTTCGTGGATTTAGTAGCATAGTATTGGCTCAGGCGCGGAGTGGAATAGCGGAGCCGACGCATTGCGGCGGTGGAGCTATGAAACGACGTGAAACGTGGAGCTATGAAACGACGTGAAGCCGCTCCAAAATTATTATATCGTATATATAACCTGAATACATATACGATGGCGGATGATGAAGAAACAAATGTTGATGATGGCGGCGGCAACCAAGAAGAAGAAAGTAGCGCTTTTAGCAAAGTCGGCGGAATGTTCGGCGGCGGCGACGGCGACAAAGAAAAGGACAAAAATGCGAATGAGGAAGCGACCCCTAAAAAAGAAAAAGCAAAACCGAAATCGCTATTCGATATAGCCGCACTTAAAGAGTTTGGATTAAGTGTATTGGCACTTTTTATTGAAACCATCATCATTTCGGTGATTTGTGTAAATATACTCTTCTTTTCAGCACCAGAGAGTATCCGAAACAATGGTCTCAATCTAAATAAACTCTTCCCAACTGACCGACATGAGTGGCCCTATTGTTATACGAATGAATATACCTCATGTGATGCGACGAAATGCGACGATAAATTCGGCGGAATAGCCGACGACCCTAAAATCGAAACCGGCAAAAAAATCTTCCTGAAAGCCGCTATCCTCTTAGACACATACGTATTCAAATGGTTCTGCCTCACCAAAGAAGATGTAGATATGGTGAACGACAGCGTGAATGAAGGCGTCACGAGTGTAAATCTGCTGAATTGGGATTTCATTAAGGCGCGATTTAAGCAATGGATTAACAATTCATTCATATTTTCGTTTTCATCCGACCGCGCGATGATGCTCTACGTATTTGATAAAATCACGAAGATGTCGCAAGCGATACCGGCAGAATTATACGATGTAGTCAGCCCGCTGCTTATTATCTTCATGCCAATCGTGTTTCTGCTTTTCGTAGGGTTTATGTTAATGGGCGGTCCATTCTTTACTACAGTTATCGGCATGATTGTAAATCAAACCGACCACCGTAAGGAATTTATAGGCGGCTCATTATGGTCATTATTTACTGGATTTGGCTTGGGTGTTTTACCGGTTATCTCGTATTTTGTTCAACTCATCCAGTTCATAGGCACATTCTTTATTTATCCGCTTCTTCACTGGGACCAATACCGCGAGTTATATTCACGTTATGTTCCAATTATATTCTTCTTCTTTAATTTGACGCTGATGTTTTACGCGTTCGAGTATTTGGACATAAATGTCGCAGCGATAGTCATTCTGATGTTGCTGTTATTATATCTGACGCATTACTGGCAAGGAATTATGGAATTTTTCAACAGTATAAAAAATTGGGGCGCATAGAAAGAACATAAATAATATCGTATAAGAAGTATTATA